TTTACGTCTTGCTGCATAGTCACTCTTAGTCATGCCATTGTCTGCTTTGTACAAATCAATTACACGAATAACTGAATCAGGATCATCCATGTTTTCATAAAGAGCATCTTTAACCCACTTAGGTTGCACCTCTGCCCAGTTATGGAAATCGTCTGAGTCCCTTAGTTTACTGAAATCAGAGTGTGCACTACTAATAATACCCTCTGCTTTCTTACGTTCCATTTCTTCTGCTTGCTCGTCTATTTTTTGTAGACGTTTTTCAGCACCGGAAAACATTTCTTTAGCTTTTTTAGCTGCAATAGTTTCTACAATACCAGCTACATCAGGATATTTTCTAGCCCAGGCTTCAATGTCTTCGTCTGACTTAGGTGGAATTAAATTAGTACGAACAGATTTTTTTTCTGAGGACTCTAGTTTTTCTTGCCACTCTTTTTCTTTCTCAGACATATGTCGTCTCAGATCGCCATAACGTTTCTTAAAAGATTTTTCTTCCGCAGATAAATTTTCTTCTTTAGATTCTGCTTCAAGTTCTTTATTATCATCAACCTCTTCTGTTGATTCTTTTACGTCACCTTTTTGAACAGCTTCAAGTTTCCTAATCTCTTCTTCTTCTTCCTCTATACGTTGGCGTTTACGTTCGTGATTGTATCCACGGTCAACAAAACCAGCAGTCTTTGGTCTCTCTATTGATTCTACTTCGGGCATATTTTTATCCTTGTGTTGGGGTCAGCGGAATGCTGAGTAGCCTTATTATTATATTATTAGTTATTGCGGACCTGTCTTCCATCTTCGAGTTATTGCATTTGTACCGGGGTTTACTACACTTTCCCAATTGCTGCTGCTGTCGTCATTGTCGTCGTCATTATTACTGCTTACTACAATAGCTTCATCGCCAGTATTTACCTTTAGGGTTGAGGTACCTTCTTGCCGCAAGTCTTTTATAGAAGTTGTAGTTCCAGTAGTTGTCGAACTGTCTGTTTTATATTCCTCTGTGCGTCTTTCAGGCCGAACTACATTACTACCTTTATCAACTTGATAAGCAAATACATCATCAGCACTATCTATTTTAGTTACCCCTGTAATAGCTTTACCATCATCAGTAAGAAATTTATTCATGGCAACTTCAATAGTTTTACCATCTGCAGTAGGTATAGATACTGTTTCAGCATTCGGATCTACTTGGTAGGAACCAGTACCCTCGAGATCGTCTGCAGCTTCTGGAACCCAATTATAGCCCTCAGGAGCATTCTTTTGTAAGGTAGCGTTCCAAGCATCATCTGTATTAAACATACCTCTAGTTAAACCTTCTGGATCTCCTTTAGAGCCATAGTCATATATGGTAGTATAGGACTTTATAACTTTATTTGCAATACTTTCTCCACTTAGTCCACCTGTTTTATCCATAGCTTTTGCAAGGAAGCTACCATCTTTAACCATCTTATCTGCACGAGCATTCAAAAGAATAGCTTGATCTGTGTAGCCACGCATTGTTGCAACTTGTGCCGCTGCACGTATATTAGCAATATCGTTTGCATGAGTTACTTGTCTACCTATACCTGCAATTGCTCCCAACACTGCTGCGCCCGGTATAAGCACTGCAGCTAGGCCAGCATAACGTAGCATTTCCCCGGTGCTACCAAAATCTTCTCCGTAAGTTCCAAGATCTTCAGGTGATAGAGCAAAGAAATCTTGATTTACACCAAAGAGAGATTTACTTTTATCTAGATCTTCCGGTGCAGTAATGCTTTTAACAGTGACTTTAGATTCATTTAAATTAACATTACCGTCACTGTTGTCTACCTCACCACTAGCATCTTGAGTTACTTTTTGTGTACCTTCGTCTGCAAATGTAGCTTCTGGGCTACCCTCTAGATAAAAACCATCTGGGATTACTAGCCCATTAAATATTTTCCCGTTTAAAAATGGGATCAGCAGAGTGTCACCGGCGGCATTTACATAGGTACGAACTTCTAAAGCACCTCCACGACCTGCACCTCCGTAACCCTGAAACAAATTAGATCTGCCAGCAAATAAGTTGCTTGCTCCTCTAGGTGTTTCTTCTGGAATAGCTAAGCCTCCCTCCGCATAACCTTTAACTACTCCACCATTACGCATACGAACAGCTTCCATAGAAGTACCAACGTACCCACCCTTAGCCATTCCGATACGTGGCTTAACAGTGTTCATTGAAGTTCCAGCCATCTTAGCTTGAGGTGCAGCTGCAGGTTTAGCTGCAGGCTGTCTTACTTGAAGCTCCTCATCTTTGAATGGAAGTTCCATAGGTTTGTTTTGTGCCACTGGCTCACCACCAATGCGACCGCTTTTGTCCATTTGGTTTAGGCCACTCTTGGCTTTATTGCGCAAGTCCTCGAAATGGTTTACACCAAAGAATCTAACTACGTCAGCAGGTACTACGTACTCACCTTCACTTAGCTGGGCTGGTATATCGTCACGAACTTCTTTTGCTAAGGAGCCGGGGGGAATCTCATTACCGGAGACTGGGTCACGTTGCATCCCATCGTCATTTAGCCCACCTGTTGCAAACATTTTCATTTGTCTGTTCATGTCGTTTACTACGCCTCCTTGGGCAAATTTTTGTTTTGGTCCTTTTCGGAAGTCTATTTCCGAATTAAATTCTATAGATCTTTGGGCATAGCTCCCATCATCCAGTGCCATTTTAAGAATGTATATGTTTTCTACTGCGTCTGTGTACCTGCCTTCACCAATTGCAATTGCAGCCTCACGACCAGCAAGCTGCATGTCATTATACACGGGGACTTTTTTATGTTGCTCCGCATAGTCTTTAATTTTTTCCTGAGCATTATCTACGTATTTTTTGTAGTACTCGTCAAAAGTTAAATCAGTGTTGGCCTTATCGTAATTAAATTTAGCTGTATTTTTTAAATTTTCTAAGTGTTCTTTTTCAAAACCGTAATCATTTGTTAGGGTTTCAAGCAACCTATTAACTTTAGGTTTAACATATTCTGACCCATACACACCGCCCTTTTCTGCCATTCTGTGAGTAAGGTCTCCAGTATGTTCAAGAGCATAGCTCAGTACGCCGCCCTCTAAAGCTTTTTGTGCAGTACTCATAGCTAACTCTGGGGCACCCCTTTGAATAGAGGCCAGTTCGTCAAAAGCATCATACACTTTAGGATCTATATCTTCACGATATCTTTTTTCTGGTGTTGACTGCGAAGGCTCAGAATTAGAGCCGATAGATTTTTTAATCTTACCTTTAAGCCTATCTAAAAAGGAAACATCCTCAGGATTTCTTCTAGGTTTATTTTCATATGCAAAAGGATCTACACCATCTTTATTTTGATACTGAAACTTACTGCCTTCTTTTTGCAGCATCTTGTACCTAGCTTCAACAGGAAATTTTTTAGTTCCGTCTGCCATACTCTGCACTAAACGAGATTCAATTTCACCACCTGCTCCTAAATAAAATTCATACTCTATGTTAGTTCTTTCATTCATTGCTTCATAAAGTTTAGATTCTACTTTTGTAAGTTCCCAATTTAACTTTTTGTTTTCTTCCCGTAGGTTATCAAGTAAGTTTACTCTTCCCCAAGCTTTCTGAATTTGGCCTGGTTTTACACCATAATCTTTTGCTATTGAAGTCCAAGATGGCCCAGTAAACTCTAAAGTTTCCGGATCGTAATATTTTAACTTACGTATCTCAAGCTCTTGCTCCCTAGTAATACCGGTGAGAGGATTGTCTTCTTGTTTTTTTATTTCCTCCACAAGGCGTCTTTCAAGCACATTAGATTCGTTTTCTAATTCATCTTTCAAATCTACGAAAGGTTTAGCTTTTTGAAGTATTTCAGTATCTTTTTTTTGTACAAGTTCTGGGGCAATGTTCTTGTCGTTAGCCCCCGGTACAAAACCTTCCCTAGCTTGAACTATATGCTGTACCTCATGCAGGAGAACGGAACGAAAAGCTCCCGTAGTTTTTGTATTTGCTAAGTTAATACTTATTAAGGCAAGCTCCTTTGTTGCTGAACCCCCTTCACGCCCCTCAGGGTCATTATAAAATTCAACATTTATTTTTTTTAATTTTGGGTATTTTTTAAAAAGGTCTTCGTGCTCAAAAACATCCCCTAACTTTGTTTTTAATCCTTTTTTATACTTACTTGTAACTTCTTTAAACTCATTCAGGGTTGTGGCAATTCTGCCCAGTTTTATATTTTCTTTAAAAATATCTTCGACAGGTTTAACTGTAGATTTAGAATCGTCTATGTAGAATCTCCACTGACCATCATTAGGATCTACATACCAGTTAGTCTCTTCCCAAATTTTCTTGTTTTCATTAAAATCTATACCACCTACTTCACCCTCGGCATCAGAGTCTCCGTAAGTTCCTTGTTGGTCTTTGTTATATTTCTTTAAAAGGTTCTTAGCTTTCTTAAAGCTCTTGCTAGTGCCAGTACCTTCCATACCAATGCCACCAAATATCCTCATGGTATTAGAAGTATCACCACCGGGAACTTTACCCAAGGTAGAAGCCCCAGCCATTCCCCCACCTATCTCAAACAACTGTCCCAGTGTTACGTCACCAAGATCTTTCTTACCAGACACAAGATCACCAGGGATACTTATTGTTTCCCAAGCATCTCCTGCAGCAGTCTTTAAAAACTCTATCGTCTGTTCTTTTGATGGTGCAGTTGGGTTATCCAGATAGTTTTTAACCGCAGGAATAATATCTTGTTGTATCTTTTCCAGCTCTGTACGTTGATCAGCATCAGGTTTAATAAAATATGTAGAGCCATCCAGTTGAGATTTATATTCACGATTACCTAACTCATCTTGTCTACCAGTCCACTCGTCATTAGGGCCAGCACTCATTGGCCTATCAAATGAAGGAACACTTTTAAGTGACAGTCCTTCAGGAGCTTTTATATCCACTGGATTAGCTTCGGCAAACTTCTGTCCTTCTGCAGTCCAGCCTAGGGCTTCTTCTGTTTGACTAACCATTAACTTTATCCCGCAGATACTTAAATTTATTTAAACAAGCGGCGTGTCCTTGCAGACGAAACAAATCCTCAGAGCTTTGAGCTTGCTCCATTTGTTTGTGTATATCCCTAAGACAATCTTGCAGCTCTGCGAGAAAAGATTCCCATAGAGCTTTATCATTTACCAGAGGTTTTAAGTTATGCATTATTGAATTGGACCTTGTCCTGTGTTACCTGAGAAGCCCTGTTCTCCCGGCTGAGGGGCCGTACCAGTACCTATAGTACCTCCCCCTGATCCACTGGTATCTTGCACCTGTGCGCCAGCAGGAGGCTTCTGACCAGCTTGCTGAGGTTGTGGGGCACCTTCAGGAGCAGGTGGTGGTGGGTTTTCTGCTCGGAACTGTTTTAAGAGTTCTGCTTGCAGCAGTGCATCTGACTTAGAGTTTACAACTTTATCTGGGTCAAGATCCATGGACTTAGCAATCTCACGTATTACATAATCCATCTTAGCAAAAGGAGCTAGTACAGGATTCTGAACTACACCTAAGAATTGCATCAGACGTTGGCTACGTACTTCATTAGCCATTAAGCTTTCAGTACCCTCAGCCTTTACTTCCAAGTCACCTTTAATAGACTCGTCATAATCAAACTGCATATTAAAATGGAAGAAAGCTTTGCCCAGTGGGTTTAGCAAGTAGTCATCTACATTTTTTACTACGTTACGAATAGATCCATTAGCAGCAGACATAAGCATGGAGATGCCACTTGCAGTTCTACCTACGCCACTGACACCTGTTTGTCCGTGGGCGAACGAAGGGAATCCTGTTGATTCATCTGCTAGTACCCGTGCCTTATCAAACATCTGCATGTTTTCGTTAGATACGTTGGGGAACTTAGTACCAAAAATTGCTTGACCAGGTGCACCACCCTGCCTACGGAAAACTTTACCTGGGTATACACTTAAGTCTTGCCCAGGAGTTAAATTAGTTTCGTCAACTTCAATAAGCATATTACCAGACAGTGCAGCATTGTCAACAGCCATCCTCATAAAGCCATTCATTAGCGTCTGAGTGTCATCCATGTTCTCGGCAATACCTACACCAAAAAGACTATACGGATTTACTTCGTAAGGTACTGCATAGTAAGGTAAGTAAGAAGGTGTAAATGGGTTCATCACTAAACGTAGTACTTGTCCATTGCAAATCCAGACGTTGACACTTAGTTGAGCTACGTCCTTCATACCTTTTGGGATTTCGATGTCTTGTTCTTTTAGGATATCTGCATCTACGTAACCCCAAAACTCCAGTACTTCAAAACGTTCGGAACGAGACTCCTGAGAGTCATCTTCCATAGCCTGCTCCCACCACTCCTTAGTGTAGTTCTCTCCCATTGAGACAGCCATATCAAGAGCATTCTTTCTAAAGAACGGCCTATTACGAAGTCCACGGAGTTGGGAACGGGACATCTTGTGACGTTCTACTACGTACTCAGCATCTTCCATACTCTGTGCATCTGGGTCAGGATAAAAATTCCAGATAGATACTGCAGAGGTCTGAGGGGTTGTCTTAAATAGTGGATCGTATTCACCGTCTTCAGTCCATTTAGGGTATTCTTTATCTACAGCAAAGGGGCCTTTCATAACACCGGTGCCGAACAAAGCTGTTTCAAATGCTGCAGTTCTTAATTGTTTTCTGGCATCAGATTCTTCCAACTGATCATGGATTTTCTTTTCCATCTTTTTAGCAGCAATCATTGCTGGATGAAACTCAACTTGGCTTGGACTTTTTGCAGGACCGGATTTTAATTTATCTTCTACCGGAGATAGATAATCTTTAAGTGAACCTAAACGATTTTCAAGAGACCGTTGAGTCTCTCCTGGTTTTAGCTCAGGCATAACACGTTGCCCTTGAGCTTTCTCTAGCTCAGGGTTAGCCTCAAAGTGAACTGAGTCCTCTACGCCATCGGGTAATATAGTGGGGTTGATGCTAATAGGAAAACGGTTAGCACCGAACAGTACCTCTACAATTTGACCATAAGCAGCTAGTACTTTTGTCTTAGTAACTTTAACAAAGATACGAGATTTCTCAGTAGAAGTAAACTGGACATCAGGGCCATATAGACCACGGTAGTTTCTGTATGCACGAATCCAACGACTCTCTTCTGTCTCACGAGCAGTCTCTGCACGAGAAAACCTTTCTTGTACATACGTAACAATCTGACCAGCCTTGGGATCATGGTAGTCGCCAGCATCTATATCCTCAACGGCAGAGGACTCTTCGGCATCCATCATCATCATTTCGTCTTCGAAGTCTTCTTCCATGGTATTTCCTAATAGCCAAATGTTGGGTCACTTATTTGGAACCCTGCGTTTGAAGCTGGGTTATAATCAAATAAACTACTTCTTGGTCTTGTCATAACACCATAACGCAATGCGTCATAAAGGTGATCTTCTGAGTGAGTATCTACATCCTCTGGATTATTCTTATCTAGAGGAATAGAGGGGAGTTGGGAAATTAAGTTCTTACAAGTATTAAAAATAACCATACGAGGCTGCTCGGTAAACTCATCTATCTGAAGTCGTCTGTGTATTTCATTCTTTCCAGACACACGAGAACCTTTAGATCTATCTGCTGGTCTCCACCTACAACCCTTAACAATCATTTGCTCTGCTAGTGATGGTCCAGTGTCCCCACGTTTGTGCCAGAGAGAGCTGTCTAGTACACCGTAACGTATTTTTTCCCCTAACTCTACATCTAAGATCATATCCGCAAGATCAGTAGCTAAGACTTTCTTAACGTACATTTCACGGTAGACAATCAACTGCTCGTCAGGTGCTACTGCAATCCAGACTATGCCACTGTAAGATCCGTAACCGTAGTCAGCTGCTCTGAACTTTGCCCAGTTGTTTGGGATATCAAACGGATCTACAACGTGTACCCTGCGATTAAATTCAGGGAAAGCTGCTCCTTCATTAACGTCCCAATCTCCTTCAAGTAACTGTCTCCGTTGGTGTTCTGGAAGTGACAAGAGGTTAGCTTCGTACATACCATCATCTGAAAGATAAGGGTTGTCAAACAAAGTAGCAGGAATAAATCTTCTTTTAAATAAAGGTTGGCCTTCTCTTGTGTGACCTTTGGGCCAAGTAATAGTTTCTCCAGTTTCTGCCTCAGTAGCCCAGAAAGCTTTCTTAGGTGTCCCTGGATCAATAAATGTCTTCTTGACCCATTGGTGCCCTGGTCCACCAGGGTTAGTAGTAGCTCTCATATAAAGAGGTAGACCACTAGTTGAGGTAGAACGTAGACGTGACCTCATATAGTTCCAAGGATAAGGAGAAGACCACTGTGTAAGTTCATCAAAACCAATCCAGTTAAAAGCCTGACCTTGGTACCGCATAACATCGTCATCTCTATCGAGGTACGACATCCAAAGAGTTGCACCACTGGGAGCTACCCAAGTCTTATCTCTTTCCATAAACTTAATACCTGGGATAGCCCGTGGGTATAGTTGTTTAGATACGGAGATAAGTTCTCTTAGTTCCTCTGTACTACGACGAACTAAAAGCATCTGGGCGTTAGGGTTATTCAAGTATCGTACCGGGTCAGCAACCATTGCGTATGACTTGCCGCCGCCGGCAGAACCACCGTAGAGAACTTCTTGCTCAGTAGAAGCTAGAAACTCTGTCTGTGGTCCTGGATTAGGCTCAAAGAGTATCTCCCGTTGAGCCTTAGCTACATCAATAGGCTCAGGTTTAACTTGGGCTGGGACTTTCTCCAACTTCACGTCTTTTACCGAGTCTGGTGTTTTCGAGCTTTTCTGCTTTTTCTGCTGCCTCTTTGCACCTTTCGGCGTAGAAGCGTTGAATTGAAGCTGCTGCCTTACGTCTTTGCTCAATTTTAACCCTCTTAAACAAACCTACATGGGAGATATATCTACCAGATACTTCACTTAACCAGGCAGATACCTCACGGTAACTGTATTGATTCAAGTGTTTTTTAGCTTGTTCAAAAAGCTCAAGTTCTTCTGGGACTGGTAATAGTATATCAGGATCATCAGGGTCTTGTCTATACCCAAACGGAAGAAATCTTCCTATCCTTACTAATGGTACCCATTCCCATTCACCTCCAACCTTTTCAGGTTTAGGTAGTTTCCAAGTTTTAGTTTTCATTTTCTTTCGGAGGCAAAATAAACAAAGGACTCTCAGTCTTTACTTCGATCTTGTCAGTCTTAACAAAACCAGCACGATCCATAAAGTCTTTTGCTGCTGCCATCTTCTCTTTGTTGCCCAAATCGGTGGGTGATCTCATTACTTGCATCATAGCCCAAGCTGCTGCTGGGCCACGAGTTGCGATGAAGTCTTTAGTTCTCTCAGCTACTTCGTCTTTTAAAGCAGACATAAGGGTAGTAGAAGACGTACCTTCGGCATACCCTGCAAGCTTAAGAGCTTTAACAGGATTGCCTTCGGCGCCTTCAAACAATGCATCCAAGAATGCTTGTTGTTTCTCAGTTAAGTTCCGGCCCATATATTTTCTGCCTTATTTCAGTACGTGTAATACCTATATCACGCAATTGTTTTGCTGACATATTGTTTAGTATCCAGTAGTCTGCTCTGCGTTGCATACGTTCGATGTGACGGTTCCATACACGATTAGCAAAACCTTTAATACTTTTAATCATTCTTCTATCCTAATTTGAGTGAACCCTTACTTGGGTTAGGATAGTTTTACATATATAGTTATAACATACTAATGCTAATAATGCAACCCCGTTATGCACTAACGGTTATTGCTGTTAGGGTGTTTTGTAACCCCAACCTTGACCATCTTTAAACTTATCATGTTTAAAGCGAGACTGCGTACCAGCTGCTCTTGATCTAGGTAGTCCTAAGGCACTCGCCTCAGATTTTGTAAGCGCATGGTATTCTGCAGAGGTATGAGCCGCCATCCAAGCAGCGCCTTTTAAAACAGGAGCTTTCTTATTGTAACTTTTTTTACGGGAGGCACTTGGCTCACTTCGTGCTTTGACTGAGGCTTTGATTGCCTTATTTCCTGCTTTAACTTCCTTTGTTTCTGCAACAGAAGTAGCTGGACGAGATCCACCAGAGGTAGGTCTAGCTTTAGGTCTAATAGACTTAGCTGGTGCTGAGGATTTAAGATCTTCTGCTGTTGCAGCAATCATAGTCTTACCATCTTTATTTGTATAATAAAGACTACCAGCCTTCTTAGCTGCAGAGATGCTTTTATACTTACTAGCACCTGCCTTAGCTTCTTTAGTGGAAAGACCCTTAGCTTTTTGATTAGAGTTAATCCATTCTTTTAGTGACATCTTAGCCATTACTTAGTTCCTTTTAGGTGGACTTTAACTGCAAGCACATCCACATTTACACTTACGATTAAATATTGCGCTTAGTAGTCTTTTAATATAACGAATCATGTTTGCACCTTTAACTTTTGATTTGTTTTGGTTTACCTTAGTATACCTGGGGGGCAACTTGATTCGTAGTAAATCCAGTGCCGTTCTTTATTACTATTCGTAGGATGCTGATACTCACAAACCTTTACAAATATTGCGGGTGGTTGCCCTTGATAAAACACGGTGGCAAAGAACACCTGAGAAAGTAACCAAGTTACCATTTAACCTTATCTGCCCAGTAGGCTGCTGAAAGCTTACCCTTCTTAATGTTCTTACCGTGTCTAGCTTTAAAGCTTTTACGCTTAGCCTTCATGCGATCAGATTCACCTTCTTTAGGTTTACCTGCTGTCTCGGCTCCCTGCTCACCGAACCTGATGAGCTTAATGGTATCACCTTCTTTGGCAAGTACTGCGTGGGACTTCGTGGGATGCTTAGGTGTTTTCTTGGGTTTGTTGTAACCTGCAAACTTTTCGCCTCTATACTCTACTGCCATATTACCACTTACTTTGCTGTTTACCTAAAAGATATAGGACTAGTCCAAGTCCAGCTATTCCTGATATTACTACTATACCACCTACAAACCAAGTAATAAGAGTATCTTTTATTTCCTGTTTCCTGTACTCCGTTTTCTTTCGTTGAGCACGTACCTTACGGAGAATATTTTTGTAGTCCTCTAAGCCATCCATACCATAGTTAAACTGGATAAGCATCTCTACGTCTTTCTTCATCTCCTGCATTTTCTTCTGTGCAGAAAATACTTCGATAGCTTCAGCTTCAGCACTACCAGTTAGAGACTTCCAAATACTAGGGTTCTTAGCTTTTTCAGAGGCATAGTTGACATCAGATACAGCACCGGCAAACTTACCAAGGGCACCATGAATATCTCTGCCGGCTTGGGTTAGTTGCTTGATCTGAGATACAGCAGAGCTAGCAATAGATAAAGCTGTAAACGGATCAATCATTTACATTAGTTCAAAGTGGGGGCCATCAATAAAAGGTCTACGGCTTTGGCTGCGGCGGAGATCAATGTACTTCATCATGGCATCTTCAGCAGAGCCAGGGTATGTACGGATATCACCTTCAGACCAAGCAGCGCCCCACTTGATAGCAATGCCTAGTTCCTCTGCAGCGTCTGCCATAGCATCGCACAGATCATCATAGACATTCAGTTCCCAGCAGCCTTTGCCATCAACATAGGCCATCAGGTCAACTGCCCGACCCTCTAGATGCTTAGACTTCATAGTTTGAGACCGACCAGCAGCAACAAGAGCTTCTTGCTCTTCTACTGTCCTCATTCCAAATGTAACCCCGAAGTCTATTTTTGTAAGCTCAATAGCACGTTTGACTACAGCTATTAGATTCTCATCTACGCCTTCAAGTTTATTAAGGCTACGCTTTGATAGTTTAAATGCCATTACTTTTTCCCCGTAAAGAATTTAGATACTGATCTCATTCCTATGCTGGCGCTCACTATGCCACCTAAGCTATATTGATACCATGTAGGCATAACCTCAAGTGCAGTGAAACCAGCTTGTACTATCTCATTACCCCAGTCTCCACAGAATGCAAGGATCAGTGGAATACTAAATAATAAAGTAATCCATTCATCCTTCCAGCTATTCTGTGTGCTGTTCATTGCAGCTATATCCCAGTCAAGCTCACCGGTAGCTTGCTTGACCCTGATCTCTGCATTAGCTTTCTGTACAGCTACTTTACCATCTAGGTAGGATGAAGCTAGTCCGCCTACTGCACCTAAGAGTTGTCCTATCATTTTCTTGTCGCCTGTGTAGCTTTTACGGATGCACCACAGTTTACATAACCGCCTTTACTATAGGCAGACTTTTTCTTTTTAATTAGCCCACCCTTATTGGCAGCGACAGTAGAAAAGTGTTTTATAAATTCTTCTTTAGTGGGGTTGTTCTCCCTAAGGTAATTCATAATTTGTTGAGAAGCTTTCTTACCTGGCATAGTTTCTGGGGATGTTTTAGTTGTTTTAAACATATTTAATACATCGAGGCTACTCATTCTCTTGCCATCTTTAAAATCAATAACATATATTTCTTTGCCATCGTACTCAGCAGTATTTAATTCAAAGGTTTTTTCAGGCCTTGCTTTAGGGCGTAAAGATCTTTTAGGACCAGTTCCCTGATTACCTATCGGGCCAAGTGGGTTCTGGGTAGAACCTTCTTCTACTTTGGGTCCAAATTTTTTATCGGGTCTCTTTACGGGCCTTGTCATTTCTTTTCACTTTCAATTATCTTTGGTCTACTTCTTGACTAACTTAGTTACACCCATAAAGACAGATACGACACCAGCAACAGACACAAAATAAACAGAGGCCATGCTGCCGATAATTGACGAAGCGTTGTCAAGACCAAGTAAGCTTGTGACCACCACACCAAAAGGATAAAGGAGCATTCCCCATAGAGCAAACCAAGCCATCTTACGAGTCTGGTCCCTATGGGCATCTTCATCTTCTAACCGCCTACGTTTATCTTCTAGGAGTAGTTCATCCCATTCAGGCTTTTTAATAGCACCATCGCCATTTTTATCAGCTTCTTCAAAGGATGTCATTCCCAGTCCCTCTTTCGTTTAGGGTCCAGTACGTCCCTACTTTCAAGCATACCTTCTAAATACATAGCTCTCTCTACACGATCTAATGTATACTTAATTTCAGTATCCTGGTAAATTTTTTCTCTTACGTAGAACACATCCGATCTTGGTATGTGCACTCTACGTAGTCTTGCTTCATCTTTACCAGCTAGGGCCAGGTAAAATTCCTCTAGTACGGAATCAGAAGCAAACATTTTTGGTTTTGACATGGGTAGTTATACCTTTAAAATCTCTGAGGTCAAGCTAAAAAGACTACGACAAAGAAAATTGTACATCTAAGAAGGGATACTTAAGTATTACTTGAGTATTACTTAAGTCTAATAAGGGTACTTAAGTATTACTTTAGTATTACTTAAGTATTTAATACTTTAAATATATATAAATAATAAATACTAAGAGTATATACTTTAAGTATAGCTTATAGTTACCTATAGTATTACTTAAGTATTATATAGTACTCTTAGCCCCGGCGTCAAGGGGTAATTAAAAATAAATATTAATTTTATTGACTAATAGTCACCCCTGCCTGTCGTATGTCAGGTAACACCCCCGATTCTCCCCCAGTATGCCCTGAGAGCCACAGAGAGCCTCTCTGAGTGGGGGCAATTAGTTTTAATGAGCCGAGATACCCTGGGTATACTACCGTTATTCTACGGGTCTATATTTATTATAACATAATTGGGGTATAATACTACCCCATAACTACAAATTTTACCGTTTGGTCAAAGTTTACTAGTAGGAAACAGGTTTTACTGGGAGTAATACTGTATAAGGGGCTGTTATCCTAAAGTAGTTAACAGATTGTAATCTACTCCCCGCTGTCACTGTGGGTATACGTATACGTACGGGGGTGCCATGGCCCCTGCTAGGGGTACTTGATAGGTAAGTAACACTGACCTGTGGAACAAACAGTGAACACTCACAGTTAAACCACTGATAACACACAATGTTTTATACAATGTAGTATTATCAAGGGGGATGTTCACCTTTTGTTTCCACATCTGGCTAGTTGCGAGTGGTTCGCAAGAGGGATGCAGCAACACAGCACACCACAGATAATAGGTCAGCATTACTTACCTATTGCCTGCACTACTATATCTGCACCATCTGCAATAGGTCAGCATTACTTACCTATCACCCCAAATAGAACAAATAGTGAACGAGTACCCTCTACTTGCGAACCACTCGCAAATATTCCTGAGAGTGAAATTCGGGGAAAATTCTTGATTTTGGGCAGTAGTTGCGAACGGTTCTCAATCGTACAGCCATTCTCAGCCTGTTTGAATGGGGGTAAATGTTTTGTAACCTGCGATGTACTGGCCCAATGAAACACACCAGCGGGCCTAAAATCAGCCTGTGTGTGTATATTAGCAATCGTTTATATGAGGGTATTTTGGGGGTAATTTTGGGCTGAATTGGGTACATATATAAGTAGTGCAAATTGTGGTGGTTTTTTGGTGGTTTGGTTTTGGGTGGTGGTTTTAATTATTTGACCAATTGGTAAAATTCTGATCACGAAATGTTTCAGTGTGTTACAATATGATCACAAATATATTTGGGGGCTTTTATCTCTGATCAAACTCTGATTTTGGGCCTTTAAGATTTTTGGGTTGAGATTTTCGGAGTGAGATTTTTTCAGCAATTACCAATACGTTATTTGAAATTTTCGAAGTGACTTGCAGCGATTGTCCTAAGGCAATCAACTACTGCGAACAACTAGGCCTAGTTGCTGGTTTGGTTGTGGTTGCTTTGATCCATAGTAAGTAAAGCAAC